GCCGCGACACACTTTCTCAGGAACGCGAATGCCTGGTCATAAGATGCCGCCCTCGCATAGACGTCATCCCCTGTGTGTAACATATCCAGGGACTCCACCGCAAGAGCGTCCACAGTGAGGAGGTACGCCCTGTTCAGGACACTATTGAAGAATGTCGTCCCCCTGTGCCCTGACATCAAGGTGCTGCGGGCGTCGCCCACATGTTCACCCTTGTACCAGACCTGTGTCATCTCAATGCTGTTGGACAGCCTCTCGGCAAGACCAGCATCATATCCAGTCAACCTCGCCGTCTCCTCCACGACGATCTGCATGGCCTTGTTTGTGTGCGCTGAGTTGAAATCAGCATAATCAAGCATGACATGTATCGGCCCATTTCCGTCCCTCTGCTGTATGCGCTCTATCACGCCATCATGGCCATCACGCCCCGGATCCAGCATCACCCTCCTGTTGCGCCACACTCTCTCGATGGGCTTCAAGAAGTGTTCCCAGCAAGCATAGTTGACTGTGTCACATGCATAGAGCATGCGCGTCTTGCCAGCCTCCAGTTTCTTGCTGACTGACACATAGGTGTCTCCTTTCCAGAAGTGGAGAGGGTTGTGCTTAATCGACTCCATCGCGGCCCGACGATGCCACCGAGCAAGCATCTTACTGTCCACCGCGGCTGGGTCCCACTCGCCCCTCTGCTCGTAGGCATGCTGCCTAACTAACGCGTGGCTCCCATTGACACACCAGGCCCAGCGTCGTGACCAAAACGACTCAGTGTCGTCAAACACAGGCATGGCAGTGAGCTCATCCTGCAGCACTCTGACCACAGCACGCCTCAGATCCTCTTCATCACAAACATATGAATCCTCATGCACTGCCACGAACCTGCGCTCCATATCTGCCTTGACATCAGCATCCTTGGCCGCGCGACCAATTAAAGTGTCCAGCTCGCACATAGTCGCCCCCTCAAGACTCGAATTGAGACCCAGGCTCTTAACACAGTTCGAAAGATGTTTCGCTTCGCCCGGGTTCAACGCAGCCCAGATGGCCAGTTCCACAGGCCTAGCATGCACTTTACTCACGCTGCAAGCATACACCAAAGCAGACGTTGCTTGGTCATTGAACATCCCCTTGGTGTGGCCTGCCAACCGCACCCAATCACGGCAGACCAATTCATAGCTCCTCTTCGCATCTTCCCAAACATCACTGAAGAACAGGTTGGTCTTGTTCTCGAGACCAGGGTGCGATTTGAGGGGGTATGGGTCACGAGAGGTCTTGAAT